CATTGACCAAGATTGTACTTTTAACCAAACTAAAAAGTTTTCACACCTAAAGCCTGATTTGGGATCATCTTTCCATTCTATAGATTTAACTACAGCAACGGATAGATTCCCTATCATGATTCAGTATGAATTTCTTAAAGTTTGGTTCGGATCTCAATATGCAGATGCTTGGAAAACCATTATGGTAGGATATCCCTTTACTTTTAAGGGTAAAGATATATACTACAATACTGGTAACCCTATGGGTGCTTATTCCTCATGGGGTATCTTTGCTATTTGCCACCATTTCCTAGTATGGAAAGCCTGTAAAAGGGCTAAACGTAACTGGAAAAGGTGTCCTTATATGATGTTAGGTGACGATATTGTTATTGCTAACGATACTGTTGCCTATCATTATAAAGAAATATTGAAAGAATGGGACATTCCTATAAGTCATGGCAAAAGCCATGTCTCTAAATATGGATTCGAATTTGCAAAGCAAATCAGACTCCATAAACAGAATGTCTCTCCGTTTCCCTTATCTGCCTTGTTTGAAAGAAGATCAGAGACATTTACATGTCTCTCGATTCTCGTCAGCGAAGCTTATTATAAAGGATGGAAAGCCGATATTGGTACTATTGTAAAGACTTACTATATGGAAGTCTTAGGATGGGCAAGACCAAGATTTAGTCATGCTGAACCTAAAATTTCATTAGTAATTTCCCTTCTTATGTTCTTAAAAGGTCAAAAAGATCTAGGTATTGCTATTAAAGAATACGTAGCTTTATGGACCGGAGAGAATTATGAAATGAGTAATACAGATTATTCCTTATATGGGAATTATTTAGCATTACTCACACTTCATGATACTTTCCTAAGAAGTAAAGAAAGAATTGTTAAAGGTAATCAGCCCCTTGGCGATTTAGCCACTGAGATGGTTATCCATATAACGTCTTTACATAGTGAGCAAGAACAGGCTACCTGTTTCAATTTAATTGAAGCAGTACCTTTCTTGCAGATATACGGAAGGGCTGAAGAGACCTTCCTTAACTTAAATTCAGACATATCAGTATTCATGATTGGAGAAAATCCAACTATGTTTAGAGATATGTTTGGAAAAGTTGATATACCACTTTCAGACACTGCTTTTTATCAACGCCATAGAGACGTAATAATTAATCAGTGTTTAAAAGCTTCAGATATTATATTAGTTATATCAAATCTGTGCCAGAGATGAAAATCTCTGAACTCGATATAGATATAGTCTTCCCTTGGTCTAGCAAAATCACTAAACCAAAGGTTCCTATGTTTAACAAACCATAGTTCGACCGGCAGAGGTGTCTTAAATCCTCTGGACTAACTCAGATCTTACATTGGGTTGGTCAGTTTGCTCTCCCCTAAAGGAGG